TCTACATAATTTAAAGCCATTGCAGGATCTTCGTCAACAATATTATCTAGCTCGGTAATAATATCTGACTGAGGATCATCTATTTTAATACGTGCTTTAAGTGCATTTATTCTTTGTGTTAGTGAACGAGGCTCTCCGCTTGTTCCGCTTTCAACTGTTCCAGCAACATTTGGATCGACCACCACTGGAGATCCGTCAGTTGGGATAGCGCTCTCGGTAGGGATGCTGTCGGGTACTCCAATGCTATCATTGCTAACTCCAGCTGTTCCAGCGGTATATTCTGCAGTTCTGTTTCTAGCATTTTCTATCTCCTTCCTTAACTTAGGTAGAGCTTTTTTAAGGTTTCCAAACTTTGTAATTGCTTCTACATTATTATCCGTTTTTGCTTTAGTAAGCATAGCTTGTGCTTGTTTACCAAAGTCTGCTAATTCTTTTGAAGAAAAAGGTCTTTCAGTAAAATAGTTAACTAATCCTTGGTCTACTGTGTCGGCCGTAATACCTGCACTTTCTAACATAGCAGGAGTAATGACTACTTCATCAGGGTTTACTTTATTAGCTATGTTTTGTTTACTATTGGCTAATTTCGCATCAGTTTCTGCAGTTCTTCCTAATGCTTTAGCTTTAGTAATTTCACTACGTAATTTTTTTAAATCATTTCTTATTTGTTTTCTTTCATTTTCATTATACCCGCCAAAGTATGTATCTAAATCTTTCTCCATAACTTGAGTAATACTTTTTTCGTCGAGTAGCTGGGTGTCTAAATCTTTCTGAAGTTGTTCAACTTTTGCTTGCTGAGCTAATACGTTAGCTGCTTCTTGATCTCTAGCTTCTGTTGAGGGCTGTGGTTCTATTACTGCTTCTGTTGTTGTAGTCGCTGTCTGTGTAGTAGCCACAGGAGTTGTTACTGTAGTGTCTACTAGCTTAGTTTCTTCTATAATCTCTTCTTGTTTTTCTGGAGATGCTTTTTTAGTTAATGCTTTTTCTCTAAGATGTTCTGGTATAGAAGCTACACCCTTGAATGTACCACCAGCAACAGCACCTTTTATACCAGCTTCTAACATACGATCAAAGTCATCAGAATCAAAGATAACTGAATGGCCTTGCACAAACTTCTCCGCTGCAATACTAACGGCCTCTTGTGTAGCCTCAGTCAATCCTTCGGTACCAAGTCCACCTAATATATTAGCTGTAGCACGACGAGCAAGTCCGGGTTGCATACCTGACTTCTGTAGTATCTCAGTAACAACTGATGCTCTACCAGGCTTACTAAAGCTTTTCATAATACTAGTAGGTAGGATGCTATCAAGAGAAGCATTAACAATCCCTGCAAGAGAGGCTGCTAGAGGTTCAAAGTCCCCTGTCTGCTCGTAGATATTTTGGAATACTTCGGGAGCATTGAGAGCATAAGAACCTAAAAATACACCGGCGGCTTGCCCCTTTGCCTTACTTTTATTGATGTCTGATAGAATCTTTTTTGCGGCTCTAGCTGAGGCTTGTTCTGATATTTGTTTTTTAAATTCTTTTTTAGTTAATGCTTCGGTTGCTTTCTTCGCTGCAGTTTTCGCTGCTATACCTCCAGCAACACCACCAACACCGCCGGTACCTATGATACCAAATAGATTAGGGATTTGTTCAAAGGCTGTTTCTAATACAAACTTTCCAGCATCTCCTACACCTTTAACGTCTTTATAGGAAGGGTATTGAGGTGCCATAGTTTTAGCAATTGTAGCTTCACTAGCTTGGGCTTCTTGCATTTGCTTTTTAGCATATTCATCAAAACCTAATGCACTTGCACCCATTGCGGGTAACACGTCACCAATAGTAGAGCCAATACGTTTCGCACCACGACCAAAACCTTTGCTAACGATTTCGCCTAGTGAGTAATCTCTTTCTAGCTCAGGAGTATATAGTTGCTCCGTCGCAGTTCTTATCACTTCATCTTGGGAGAGGCCATCAGGTCCTTCAAAGCTATGGATTTTACCATCAGGGCTCGCTACATCATATATAGCCATTAAGAGCTCCTATTATCTTGAACCTACATATGTAAGACCACCACGTTGTGTGCCAGCTGATAGTGCTTTTGCTGCAGCATTATCTAATACTTGTTGTTTAGCCGCTGCATAGTTAGGTTGATTTACTACATCTTTACCTTTTGATTCTATCATACCTTTTTCCCAATTAGCTACTTCTAATAGAACTTGTTCATTTTCAGTTGCATCTAATCTATCTCCTGGATCAGCCATCTGTTTTAATGCTACTTTTAGCTGCATATCTTGTTGAGCTAATTGAAGTTTCATAGCTCGAGTATCTTCAAATTGTTTACTGTCCATACCGTATTGTACCGCAGCTAATTGCTCAGCTCTTTCAGCTTGACGTAGTTGTATAGCGGTATCAAATTGTTGTTCTTCTAACGCTCTTCGTTCTTTTTCAGATGCAGCATAGGATTCAATACCTCTAGTTGCTCCTGATGCAATATTAGTTAAAGCGTTTTGATCTTGACCTGCAGCTATTGCCAGTCCTGCTTCTGTTAATGCCATCCACGGAGCTATCTCTGCTTGTCTATCAGCTGACGCATCCATTTTTTTCCTTTTTTCAGCTAACATATCATTATATGTATCATCGCCCATGAGGGATTTAAACTCTGCTATCCTGTCTGCCATAGTAACTTCTTTAGCTGGAGCAGCTGGAGGTTGTTGATTAGCTAAGTTCTTTTGCACTTCTGCTTCTAGGGCTGATTTTTTAGCTTTTTCTTGAACATCAGAACTTCCTTCCCAATACTTATCCTCTTGTTCTTTAAGATACCTTTTGTTTGCTATGTCTTGTTGCGTATATTCGCTGTATGGTTTTTGGTCTAATTTTTCTAACTCTATCGCGTAAGGGGATTTAAACTGTTTCTTTAACTGTTCTGTTTGTTGTCGTTGATCTGCAGCAAATAGTGGAGGAGCTGCTCTTTTTTGTGCTTCTGTAAAAGACTCAAATGCTTCGTTTCCACCGGGTAAATCTTCAAAGAAAAACTGTCCGGCTTCTGCTATTTCTGTTGGCCGTGTGACTCCGCTAAGATTAGGGTTTCTTCCACGTAAGTTGTCAACAAGACCGCCGGGAGCGTATCCCATTATGCCTGCCATTTCTTCAGGACTATATCTTTCAGCTGCTTGTACTTCTCCTGGCCACATACCACCTACAATAGGGCCAGCAAATTTACCCATAAATAACCCAGCTGCATCTAATCCAGGACTGACGTAGTCATCAACAACTATATCAAACATGTCTCGCTCTTCACCTACAATACCACCCTCTGCGTAGTTACCTACATTAGGTGCAGGTAAGTTAGCTATGCCGGTTTCCGTGATAGTTTCAGACTCTGACATGACTTCTGGTTGTGGCATTTGTGGAGCTGACATACTATTAGTTAAAGCACCAATACCCATTTGTGGAGTAGCTTTGGCTACAATTTCTTCTGATACGGTTTCAGTAGGGGTAGCTTGCGCTTGATACTTTGCTCGCATCTGTTCTCTACGTTGAAGTTCACCAAGTGCTAAATATGTAGGGACGTCAGGGGTAGGTCGTTCTACATATCCCACTAACGATTGATCATCTACACCTTTTAATCTGTCTTGTACCTGAATAATATTCATATGTTACCCACCTAATACATTATATAAGCCTAGACCTGCTAGCCCTAAACCACCAATTTGAGAAGCCATGCTTGGAGCTGGCGCATACTGTGTCTGTGTTGAACCTAATGCACCCGCTGTACCACGTAGGATGTTTGACTGGAACTCAAGAGCCCGTCTTTCAGCATCTTGATTTTCCATAAACTGTTGATAAGCAATATTTAATTCTTCTTGCGACATAGCTTGTTGCTCAGCGCCTGTTGCAGCTTGAGCTTGAAGTCTTTCTAACTCAGTCGCTTGATCTGCTGCTCCAATTGTAGCTTGTTGCCCAGCTCCTGCCATCTGAGCTTGTAACCCAGCAAGACCAATATCTTTTTGTAAACCCGCACCATACTGATCGCCTTGTTGCTGTAGTTTTCTTCGGTCCATTTCTGCTTGAAGAGTTCTTTCTTCGGCTGTCATGCCCGCAGCTCTATCTCTTTCAAACTGTGACTGCGCATTGAGGAAAGATTTTTCTTGTCCTTGTGCCCTTAAATCTGCTATCAATGCCCTAGTCTGAGCATCTGCCTCACCTGTCATTAAAGCCTCACGCCCACTCCCAAATGTACCTCGACCTATAGAGCTCATTGCGTTAGCATTTTTTTGTATATCTGCTTGTTTTTTAGCTTCTCTAATAGCTGCATCAGTAACATTAGTTTGATAAGGACTCATGTATGTAGCGGCAGCTGTTGCATCAAACGTGCCCGGTGTAGTCATACCTAACGATTCTACTGTTCCTGGAGTGTATCCTAATGCCGAACCAATACCCCCTGCAGCTGTTCTACTAGTGCCAATGGCATCAGCTATATTTGTTTGTGCTAAATCAAACTCACCTCTTGGGCTCATACCTGCTACATCAGTTTGAACACGCTCTTGTAAGTCAGTAAATCCAGCTACTCTATCTCCAGCATAGGGAGTGTCAGTTTTAACCCCGGTAACATTACCAGCCGCATCAGTAGTATATGTTTGCTTACCTGATTGTTTTAATAGTTCTTCATAGAAGGGCTTAGCATATTCAGGAAGGTCAGAAGTATAAGTAGTGTTTTCTTGAGGAGCACCACCACCACCACCACCACCTTTGCCTTTAAACTCTACAAGACCTGTGCGAGGATTAATAGTGCCTGCACCGCCGTGAGCTTTTAAGAGAGCTACTTCCATAGAGTTGACGTGAGCTAATGTAGTGTCACCACCATCACCCATAGCTGCAATGTCTGCATACAGGTGTTTGATTAGCCATACTTTAATTTTATTTGGTATTAGTTTTAACAACATTTATATCACTCCAATGGTAACTCGTAAAACACGAGTCTTTTTATATATCCTTGTTTCTTCCACATCTTTTCCCACCCGGGTCTGCCGTAGGATTCTATTTTACTGCAACCTGTGTCTTTTGCGAACTGTTGTAGTTTAGGGTATCCGTCAGGTAACCATTCGTTAAAATCTTTTCCTCCGGTAAAATGAAGTACTAGGGTTTTTGTCTGGGGGTATATTAATACCTCTGTTACCCAAAATCCATGAATACCTTCGTCATCAAAAGCAATCCACAATTGTTGATCTTTAGTAAGAAGACCTTGTAACATATCTTCTGCGGTAAATCTGCCATAAGTATACTTGGCACACCGTTCTGCAAACCCTTTTATACTATCCCAAACTACGGGAATATGTTCTCTAGGAACAAGTGATGTCTTCATTAAGCAGGCATATACCTTTCGGGATTAATTTGATTCCCTTGTTGTTTGTTTCCTGTTCTCGCTTGTCTTACTTTATCCATCATAGCATATAATCTTCTTGATCCTGCGTCGGAAGAGCCATTACCTAAATGACTAACTACGTCCGCTGGCACAACAAATTCACCTTGTGATAAAGCTGCTTCTTGCTCACCATCTATGTTCGCAGGTACATCATCACTCATACCATCACCGGGTAGCATACCACCATCTAAGTAACCACCTTGAGCGTATCCTTCATTTCGCATTTTCTCGTATATACGCCTCGTAGTTCCGCCGCCTGATGGAGTTGCGTACACACCTGAATTTTCACCTGCACTTCTAATAAACTCTGAGGCATCATACCCTCCACCATAAACGGGGGTAGGAGACCTAAGTGATGCAAGTCTTTCTTCGTCAGTTGAACCCGATAGTGAAGCTATTCCTGTCTGTTCATAGGGTGTAGCAAGAGGGTTCACATAGTCTGGGTAGTTTCCGCCCGGCACATTAGGTAATTTAAGTTGAGTCGCTGCGTTTAAAGGATCAACCCCAGAAGCTACCATGTTTTTATAAGTTGTTCCAATGGGTAATCTTGAACTATCTGCACCAGTACTTACGGGGCCGCCATCAGCGTATAGTCTTAGACCAGAATCTTTTTGTAATGCTTCGTTAATCCCTGTGTCCATATTAAGATTAAGGGTTCTATAAGGGTCGTATTTTTCATCTTTATTATAATCGTCGTAGCTTAAAGGTTCTGGTGCAAATGCTTCAGTTAGAGGGCCTGCGGCAGTCAATCCTAATTTACCCATACCCATTGCTTTGCTACCATTACCTAATCTTTCCATACTACCCATAAAACTAGTGTCTAGAGGAGGTGGGTTACCTGCATACCCCCCTGATAACCCTGGTTTTAATGGATCAATAACACCGGGTGTTTTACTTGCAAAGCCTGTAGTGGGCTTAGCCACATTTCCTATCCCTGATATAGCACCGCCTCTTGGTACAGGAGACAAAGCACCTGTAACCCCAGGATTTATTCCAGCAATTCCTCCAGCACCCGCAGTACCTGATAACGCAGCTGGATTAGACATCATACCAACATTTCCACCCATAGCGCCAGGAGCCATATTAGTATAAGGACTTAACAGATTAGAATTCATTACTGGAGTGGTTGCCCCAGGAATAGCAACTGCGTTTGCTGGATTAAAAGCGCTTTGCATTGCACCTCCACCCATACCACTAAGACCACCCATAGCAGCCCCACCTAAAATGTCTCCACCGGATAATGCAGCAATACCTCCACCAGCTAAAGCGCCACCTAGCATAGCACTTCCTGTAGAGCCTAAACTAGACCATAATCCTGCTCCGCCCGCTGCTCCGCCTGTGAAATATCCCGCGGCTATTGGGGCTATCGAGCCTAATACATTTCCTAAAGACATAATAAAAATTCCTATTTATATAATTTGTATAATACCACGTAATGTGCTACGTATAAACCGTTTTATGTGGCTTCTCCACCAGATATTGTGATGGTTGGCCCTTCTCCATAATCAAAAACTGCTGTAATTCCTGTGCCCCCACCTGTGGTGGCAGACGATGCTGTGCCCGCTGTTACGACAATAAAAGTGTTAGTAGTTGCACTAGTGACAGTCAATGTTGTATTAAGCTGTGGAGCAGTAATACCCCCTACGGCAACAGCTCCACTAAAGGTGACCGAATCACCATCCGATGCATTGTGGTTTGCAATAGTTACTAGAACATTACTTTCAGTGCCACCGGTAGTATTAGTAGTAAAGCAATTGTCAGTTGCCGTGGAAACAAAAGTTGCTGTTGGTGCTGTACCTTTAACTTGTATTGTATCCCCCTGGCTTAGTACTTGTGTCCCTTTCCAATGAAAAGTTGTGTTCGCCGCTATTGCATAACTATTATATATAGAATTAGCTTCTCCTACTACGGCTTGGTCTGGCACTATATTAATAAACACAGTAACCGCCCCCGGCTGTGTATTACACACTAGCATATCTTTTACGTAGGTCCTTGCGTTTGTAGGGCATGTGTATATAGCAAGGTAACTTTCAGTAATAACGGCCTGAGCTAATCTTATAGGTGTAACTGATTGAAAAGCCATTAGTTATCTCCTAACCATTGTAAAGTGATAAGCCCATCAATGCTAGACTTAACAGCGTTGTTATTAGTATCTAGTTGATTAAAATAAAGTCGTAATTGATTAGCAAACTGCAGTGCCTGATCCCTATTATACTCACTCTGAGGTGGCGCTAAGTTAGGAGCTTTAGTTGAAGGTATGCGTGACATTAGCCTCTCCTGCCATCGGGTTTAAAGTCTACGCGAGTGACACCGAGTTGCCATTGCACTCCTACGTCTTCAGATGCAATCTTAAACGCCATCTGTCTTCCTCGTGCTCTTACAAATACTTGGTTAGTATACTGGTCAATAGTTGCTGTAGTGATAACTTCTCTAGTCAGTGTATTACCCTCGACATCAGAAGTAGCTAAGCTTGAACCGGGGAAGTTTCTTACGCCTACTGTTACTTGTACTTCAGGTACTAGCGGGGCTCCTGTTACAGGATTAGAAGTTAATGATTTAGTGAAGTTTACATCAGGTATAACTCTTTTAGTTAATACAAACAAATCACCATCTTCTATGCCCATATCGGCTGACTGTATAAATGCATCAATAGCTACCGGTGCGGCTCCTAAAGGCTGACCATCGTCATTCCCGTCTTCGTGTCGATATACGTACCCAGCATTTGTAGCAAGAGGGTAAGGAATAGTCCCTGTATCTGCCCATGTAGTTCTTGTTAATGTACCATAATACCAAACTTTATCCTCATAGTTGTATATAACATACCTATCTATTGAAGCTGAGCCCCCCGAAGCGTAGAACCATATTACCTCATTAAACTCACTATTAATCCCAGCAAAGAAATCATTGCCTTGTACCTTGTTCATATCTTCAAATACATACTGTTTTAGTGTACAAGGAAGGGTGTTTACTCTACCATCGTAAGCAAAGAATTTATCCGTTCCCATCCAATATACTACGTTATTTGCTTCGGCTACTACTTTGCCACCCATAATATTAATAGAGGTAGATATTTCTTGCTGGGAAAATACCTCAGCTGTTTGTGTAAACTGTAGAGTAGTAAGGGCTATATCAGTAAATATTAATACTTCTTGGCGAGCAATAAACCCAGTAACAATGCCCGACCCTTGCTTAACGCGTAAGAACCCGGCTGAGTTAGTAATTTCTGGTTTCCATTCTTCAGGATTAGGACCTACATCAGCACTGACATTAGCCCACCGAATAAGGTTTAAGTCATATGATCCCCCACTATAATCTACTTTGTTCATAGTGCCCGGCGTTGTAGCATCACTAGCTGGATCATAAGGCAGAGTATAAGTAAACGTCGTTCCACTAGGGACAGAGGTTACTTGATACTCCCCTTGATATGCTTGGGGTGCTTGATTAGATAGTAAAACCCAATCTCCTTCTACTAAACCATGAGAGGTAGATACGGTAGCAGTGGCTACAAGACTTGACCTTACTATTCCAGATACTACTAAACTAGCACCTAAAACTCTATTATATTCTTGAGTACCTAGTGCTAGTAAATGTCCACTTGGGGCAAACATAGTTTTGCCTGTTTGATTAGGTACTGCCCTTGCGTTAGGTAAACTACTTAAAAGAACACCCCGATTACTTAATGTACTGTCGTATTCCCAGAAGTAAATAGGTCCATTATAAAGATTCCATATAATATTATTGTTAAATTTGTCTTGATATATAATTCGCGCAGGTAGAGCAATAGGAGTGGTGCCGCCTGATCCCCAAGTTAGTCTACTCCAAGCGTCTGACCCCCAGCCATAGCCATAAGTAATAAACGGGTAGCCTATATTAAGTTGGAATGCAGCTACAATACTAACCCCACCACCTGCAGCTATACTTGAGGTTGCGGCAGTGTCTACAGTAAAGTCAAACGTTGTGGTAGTTACGTCAGTTATTTTAAACTCTTTGTTTATGTCCGCTGCAGGAATTCCACCAATATCCACGGCTCCGCTAAAAGTAACCCAATCTCCTTCGTTAGCCCCACTGATAAGGGTACACCGTATAACATTTGACCCTGCCGTAGTGGTAAACATATTATCAGTAGAGGGGGAAGTAGTAGTAGTGAATGTTTCGCGAATAGGAGTGGTGTCAATTAGAGTAGTACCGGTCAGTACATACATTTTTTCATTGGTACCTATGCCAATTACCTGCTCGCTGTCAGAGGTTCCGTAAGATATTAAGCTCGACGCAGTGCCTACGTAGGGATCAAAGTTGACCGTAGTCCAGCCACCTATTTTTTCAGGGTAGCCTTGCCTAAAACGTATTTTATCCCCAGAGTACCACCCACCTTCAGAGGCATAATCGGTTCTGTCCCGGTTAATACCCGGTTGAAATACTAATTTTCTTAGTGCCATAGTGTTATCTCATTAATAAGGCGAGCTCTGCCTGTCGTCGTCTTACTAATCCCGGAAGCACTCTTCCGCCAGCTAAACGATATTTTAAAAGAACTTCCCCAGACCTTTTCTTATCACCGCGTATAAACGCTGAGCGAACTGTACTTCGTTGAAAGCATCCCAAGCCAAGATTAAAGCTAAAACTGACAAGAGCATCAAACTCAGACTGGTTTGGTTGCACAGTACCCAACAAACGAAGTACTCCCAACTCGAAGCGTCGTAGGTCTTTTCTAAGTAAATCATCTATTTCCCTAGGTGATAAAACCCTATCCCATTCAAAAGGTAGCTTAGCACCACGACTGATAAGATGACCAACGCCAATAGTCCAATAGCCGGCAGGGCAGATATAAGGTTTTTTATGTACACCCTCAAAGTGTTTAATAAGTTTGATGCCTTCATCGCTTACCTTCATTATCTATTCCAGTGTCTAGACCCAAACCAAAATCCTATAATAGATGCAACAATAGCCATTTCTTCATCACTGAATACAATCTGCATAGCTTCTGCATAATTATGACCAGACTGAATAGCCCAGTATAAACCTACAAAGTCGACCACCAAAAGAATAAAAACAAAAATATAGGTGATAATGGGGCGAACACTAGCACGGAGATTAATAACCCAACGAGACGCACCTTCCGCCAACTGCGTATCATGTTTATATAACGCAACGCGTTCTTCCGCATAGGTTTCCATTTCCACTTGATCGGTTCTAAACTCTTCAATTCTTTCTTGGGATGCATAACCTGCCTTGGCCATTTCTATAGTTCTGTCTATTTCTAACCTAGCCATAGACTGTTCATGTTTTTGGTCACCTTTTTGCTCAAAGAACTTCAGCACACTGGGTAGACCGGATGTAGCAAATCCTAATACTGCTGATAATATAGATAACATATTTTTACTCCTAACGCAACGCCCTTATTTTACCATATTTTCTGGATTTTCTTCTTTTATATGCCATGAAGGCGTTGCTGCTTCTGGTTTATATGTCCAAGGGTTGATTAAAAATGACCACCTTGTTGCTTCTTCTATATTATAAGTTTCAATTCTGTGCATTATTTCAGGAGCTATTATAATCATTCTATTAGACTTTGGCTTTATCTTCACATCCTCCGTAGATAAATACCCCCCGTTTAAATGGGCAACAAACGGATAATATATTATGCTGCATAAAGGGCTTTTTAATTTCTCTTTATTTGATTCATCTACATCATAATGCCATGCTTTATTTGAATAAGTATTATTTTGAGTCCACCACTCATACCCTACAGCTGTAGACAAATCAAAATGGGTCTCTGCTACCTTAATAAGGTCTGTTATGTACTGGGGTTGTTTACCTTTGTCTACCCATCTTGATTGTTCGGATGGCATATCGTTAAAATGATTTTCACTGAAGGCACGCACTGAATCCATACTTATAACATCATCAAGGACTATTATTTTCTTTTTATTCATTATTTTTCAAAAAACATTGCTAGGCTGAACCTATAGTGTGGAGCAGTAATACTCTGCGTTCTTAACGTGTGGGGTATTGCCCCATCAAATAGTATCCCCCTGTTAGGCTTGTATACAGAAGCAAACTCTATTTCATCACATTTATCATTGTAGAACAGCGTTTCTCCTGCCCACTCAGGCTTCCAGTCCAAGTTTAGGTAATAGATAAATGACCAATTATTTAAATGTGTATGAGGAAAATTAGTTTGACTAGGAACTGATGTGTTAATAGTAGCTCTAGTAAGTTGCCTATCTTTAATAAATTCGCCCATAGGTGTCTTATAAAGTTGGTCAAACAATTTAGACTCTTCTAAGTCTTCTACCCCAAAGTCAGCCGTATAATATTTATGTGTTAGCCTTTCTACTGCCGCAGTATCTTCAAATCCAAGAGCATAATTTTTTTTATTCCTAACATAACCATAAAGGTATTCATGAAATTCTTTAGGAAATAAATCATCATATATTATTATTTCTCTTCCTAAGCTGTCTATTTTTTTATCCATTATTTATTGATACCCCCACATAAACAAACCAACTAACCAATACCTCTCTTGGTGTGGTTGATGGCGACACATAATGTCCAAAGCCTCCATAAGGTGGAAATATCACAACCTTACCCTCTTCTGTTTTAATCTTTCTGTTTTGTTGTGGAAAGATAGTCTCTCCATCGTTAGTGCTTAGATGTATAATTACCGAAGCATACCTAAGCAAGCCATTCATTACTTCGCCATCAGCGTGATGTAAGCACTGCTCACCTACATTATATCTATGGTACTCATACCCACTATCTGCCGAATCAAACTGAGGTTTAAATCTTAGTTGCACCAACTCCGTTTGAATGCTTTCCATCAGGCTATGTATTTTATTATCTAGCTCTTTTAACTCAGGCGTATTGGTAATATCAACAGTATTTCCTTCCCTGTTATAACTACCCGCCTTATCTAATTGAATATGCTTTCTACTTTGATTCTTTATTTCTTGAATCAACTCTAAGTCTATATAGTTAGGAAATTCGTATATCATATATAATTAATATTTCCTGAAAGACTTATCCTTGTATCATTGCTTAAATTTCTTGTTACTTTGTGTTTACACCATCCTGGAAATATAAGCAGGGTATTTTCTACTGGGGGAATAACAGTATTCATATTATCAAATTCAAACACCAAGTTACCTGCTCCAGGTAGAGCCTTCACGTAGTATACAAAACCAAACTCTGTCGCAGGGTGCCTATGAGAGTTAGTGCTTTCAAAAGGTCTATGTATCAAAGCCCATTTTTCAGTTACCTTTAATCCTAATGGGTTAACAATAGAATTTATTTGGTTTAAAACTTTTAGCCCTTCTTGCTTTGGCTCCCATAAAGTATCTTCATAAATAGAACTATTTACATCATTAGTAAGCCTTATATTCTTATCTTCTAGTACTTCTTCTATTAAACTTTCTTTATTAATGTCTTTAAGACTATACTTATCTGCTGTTACATACTGTAAATCAAGAGTCTCTACTAAATTTGGTTCTAACATTAAGTTATGTAAGTCCATTGCCCTTGTTTTTTCACTTTACTTTAATCTCTGTTTCTTCTATAGCAAACCACTTATTAATTATCCAAGCTGTTATATCAAACTCACCCTTTTTAATTGCCGCATCTATTTTCCAAGGTTCTGAATGATGGTTATGGTGTAAACCATCTGGTATTCCTAACCATATAACCCAAGTATAGTTCCAAGTAGTATCGGTAGAATCAAAGTTTCTATACCCTTTAGGTAGCAATGCAGTATGAGTTAAGTAATTAACAAAATACATATCCAACATATAGCCTATACCTGGAGGAGCTAATACTAAAAATAACGCAATCTTCCAGTCAATAAGAAAACTAATTGCTATTAAACTAAACCAAAAAACATAATACCATTTGTCAACAAAGGCTACTGCTTTATCTTTAAATAAATCAATAGTAGTAAGTTTCATTCCTAATTTTTGACTCCACATTTTAGGATTTTCAAGCATCCACCAAGCTCCATGCCAAGCTCCTCCCTTAGGAGAGTGTATATCAAGTTCTTGGTCAGAGTACTTGTGATGATGTCTATGAACATTTGCCCAACCGATAGGACTTCCCTGGGCTGCCATTGTAGCTAGAAAACATAATACTTTATGTTTAAAAGTCGTGGTTTTAAATTGGTGATGAGAAAAGTATCTGTGTAGGCTCATACTCATACCACCTATTACCCATACTCTAGAAATTAAAAATGATAATAAAAGCCACCACCCATAACCATAAAATATAGCTAAGGCTATTGCTGCAATAGCTCCTAAGTGAACAAACACCCATAAAATTCTAAGGTTTATGTATGCAATGTTTTGCATAAAGCTATTATATCCTTTATAACTATCAGGTCATCTGCCTTATCTTCAGGAATTTCAATTCCTAATTTTTCTTCTATTGCTATGATTATTTCTACTGTAGCTAGAGAGTCTATTCCCATATCTCTTATGTCGGCTTCTAAATCTATATCTTTGATTGGTGTTTTTGTTTCATCAGATATAATTTTTAATACTCTATCTGTAATGTCCATGTTCAACCTTTACTATTTTGTTAAAAGCTTTTGGCTTTTGTTTATAAGGTACCCCTATAAATTCTATTACTTTAGCAGAGTAATCAAACTCATTAGGAAGTAATGCTAAGTTATATAATCTAGGATTACTATGATGAGTATTATGATACCCTTCACCCCATAAAAGCCATGCAAAAAGTTGGCTGTTATATGTATAATCAGAGGAGTTAAATAGTCTATATCCTTTTACTGCTAATTTAGGTACATGAGCTATTACAGTTATATAACTAATACCAAAAAATACATACAACATACTAACGCAATAAAAGTAAGCTGCTATCTTAATATCTATTAAAGCTAGTAGTCCAATCCATCCTAACACTATTTTATAGTAATGCCTATGAAAAAACATATGGTCTTTGTCTGCAATCAAATCCTTTACTCTCATAGGATTAATCTGATAAGGAGCAAAGTAATAAAACCATATCTTTATTTTATTCCATAAAGTTCCATTAGGAGGATGAGGGTCTTTATCTGTATCTGATGTTCCATGATGTAATCTATGTGTATCACACCAATAAATAGTACTACCCATACTTACAATGGTACCCATAAATAGAAGTATTATTTTTATTAGTCTATTCTTTGGTTTGAAAGACTGGTGGGCAGACATTTTATGGAGAGACATACTAGAGCCAAAACCTGTAAGAAGCCATCCCCATATCATTGCTAGTATAAATAAAGTCGTATTCCACCAAAAAATAAGCGTGGCTGCTGCACCTAGGTATGCGAAAGCCTGTACTACTTTTATTTTAACATTATTACTTAGATTAAATTGCACGTATCCCATCAATAGTTGAAGCTGCACGGACATTAACTTTCCTCGCCCATGAGGCTACATAAGTATCATTAACAAAAGTATTCATAGCTGTTGCAAAGGCTTTAATTGTTTCGTTAGTTAAAACTATATCATTATTATCTACATCACGCCATGTAAAATCAGCAGGTAAACTTATGCTTGCATCAACCATAGCTACATATCCTGCTAGGTTAGTCCTGCTTAAGTTGTCAGCATCAAAGGTATTACCATTCCATGTAAAGCCTGCATCTAAAGTAGCTATTCTATCTAAGTTAATGTCTTTATCTGCTTTTTGTTTTTCCTTTTCAAGGGTCCACACAGTATACATAAATGGATTTCCATCATAAGTATATTGAGTTTGCTCCATGTGGTCTACACTGTATTGTGCTAAAGCATCTTGTGTGCTTTTATCATTAAGGTATGAAAATATAGGGATACCATATTTAGCTGCTTCGTTAGCAAACAGTGACATTTTATTAAGAACAGCTACTCCAGAACCTGCCAAATTAATACAAGCTATTCCTATGGGTTTAAATGGCATAGTATTTTGAACATCTCTATCATACAGATAAGACCCACTAATTACTTTAAGCTCAAACTCTAAAGAAGATACTTTAGCAATTACTACTTCTGCGTAGGCTTTTGTTACTGTTGGGTACTGAGCCATAATAGCATCTAGTGCAGGGTCATCTTGTTGTGATTCTATTAGCACTTCTTCTTCTTCAATAGCAGCTGTAGCTGCATCTTCCGCAGTTTGCCATACTTCTTCTACGGCAGTTGCCCAAGCTGGGAGCTCTGTTATTACAGTATTCTGGGATAAGCCCTCATATTCAATATGCCCTGAGTCATTATTCCATTGTAATGCCCAAACGGTAACTGGTATATTGCACGATGAAAAATCTAGGCCACCATGCCCAACTCCATTTTTAGAAGCCGCATTATCTGTTACTACGATCGTTAATTTCATTTCTTATCTCCTATTAATTTGTTCTGTTCCTGCATTAATAACCTTGTGGTAGCTTCATTAGCTTTTACCATCTCGTTTCTAAATGACTCTACTGCTGCACCCGTTTCTCTTTGAGTACCTGAGTTCTCTATCTGTAACAAGGGCATTAAAGCTATTGCACAGTTGTATTCATCTACTTCTTTCCCTGTATTTTTATCAAATCCTTGGACTCTAACAAACCAAGCACATTTTAACCCAATACATTTTTTCTTTAATAAAGGACAGTAAGTACCTTTTTCTAGCTGCATTATATCCCCTTCAAACTTATTAGTCTTTAGTTGCTGTTATAACGTCTAAGTATTTTACTGCTAAATCAATTGCTGTTCCACTAAAAGTACCACTACCACTAGAGAAAGTAAATGCGTGGTCATGAGAACCCCCGCCACCTGCTGCTCCTGATGCTACAGTTTGAGGTGTTTTTGAGGCAGGACCTGCCTTTCCTTGGTTACCATTACTAGCATTTGTTGTTCTTTGGTAAGTGTGGGTATGGCTTGGTATCTGTGCTGTTGAGAGTGTTGTAGCCCCTGCGGTACCCGCTACAGCTGTAATTGTTACAGAACCCGTTACTGCTTGGGAAGTAAATGCAGTAGTAAAGTCTACTGTACCCCCTGTACCGCCGCCGGTTCCAGTAACTATTCTTATACCGTGTTGGTTATAGTTTGTTGTGTCTTTTGTCCATCCTGTTGGAGCTGCGTTTTGTGCAAACATCAATCGAGTGCCTGAATCAAAAGCCGCCGCCGCCGCCGCTTGCCAAACAGTTCCGTTAGAGGTTAATACATTACCTGATGTACCTGGAGCGACTGAAGTAACAACCCCTGTCCCGGCACCTACTAACACGTTATTAGCTGTGTGTGTAGCTGCACCCATACCACCTTGAGGCACTGTTAGTGGAGTAGTTAGTCCAGTTATGGAAGTAATATCTGCATTTGCCCCTAAAGCTGCTGTACTTAAATTAGTTCTAGCACCACCTGCGGTTGCTGATCCTGTACCACCTGATGAAACTGCTAATGGAGTTGCAAGAGTTAAGACTGATTTATGGTTTTCTGCATCAACAACGTTAGTACCGTTATTGTATAACCACATAGCTGTTGCCGCTGGGACGGAGATACCCGCACCACCTGATGCTAAAACTGTAATAGCTTCTGCACAATTGTTATAAACAAGATAGGGTTTTTCAATCGCTGGGACTGTACAGTTCCTAACTGATCCACCTGTTGTTCCTGTTAGGTATAACCTTAGTGCTCGTGCGTCTTGTAAAGAGTTTGAGTTAGATAGTGTAAGAGTAATATCCCCACTAGAAAAAGTTACACTTGCTTGGCCTACAATCGCTTGTTCGAGAGCAGTGCCTAAGTTGCTATTAGTTGTGTCGCCCCATGTACCAGACTGTTCGCCTGTGGTAATGAGTTCTATCTTTAAGTCGGACCATGTGCTTGCCATTGTTATTTCTCCTAATTAGCTGGTTCCACCGCTTGCAGGCACACTTGTTACGTGAACTTTGGTATGTTGCTTGCCATTCCACGCGGCACCACAATCAGAGCAGGTTCCTGATTTGTATTCTTCGGCATCTACATTCATGCCACATTCAGCGCATTCTAAATGCACTTCGTATTTATTTACTATTCTACCATCTTTTTCCGTTTTTGATTCAATTAACATATCTTGTCCTTATATTTATGCTGCAATTTTAACCCAATTGGGGGTTTGTGATGTATCTATTTCACCCCACACTAAAGTAAATATATTGTTGCCAACTTCGCCTATGCCTTCAACCCCTATTACATTAACTGTTGCTGCACCTATAACACTGGCACTTCCTAGCTGCATAGTACCAAGAACACCTGTCACATTTACATTTGCAGCAGCGTCAACTTCTGCCGTACCTAACTGCATAGTACCAAGAACGCCTGTTACAGATATAACTTGGTCGGTCTCAACCGATATGGTACCTAAAGTTCCTGTAGCTTCTTCACCTGTTACATTTACATTAGCGTCGGCTTCGACGGTAGCTGTACCAAGCTGTGTTGTGCCAACTAACCCAGTAACAGATATATTGTTGTTACTTATTGTTGTTACAGTGCCTAATGCAGATGTAGCTTCTTCACCTGTAACGCTAATATTTTGTTGGCCTTGAACATCAACTGTGCCTATGGCTCCAGTGCTAGTAACACCGGTAACAGATATAGTGTTGTTACTTATTGTTGTGGCAGTGCCTAGTTGAGTAGTTCCTACAACCCCTGTTAATGTTACATTAGCGTCAGCAGTAACACTTTCATCTCCAACAGCCCCAGTAGCGCTAACACCATTGACAAGAATAAATATTGTGTCTGTGCCCCAAGGGCCCTCACTCCAAGGACCAGCGCCCCAACCTACATAAGCTACATCAATATTAACTGTACCTGTTTCGCCTGTAGCAGATACGCCTGATACCAAAATGTTTTGACCTGTATTTACACTTTCAGTACCAAGTTGTGTAGTGCCTGCTAATCCAGTAACAGAAACATTGTTATTAGTTATTAAACTTTGAGTGCCTACGGCTCCAGTGCCAGTAACACCGGTAACCTCTTCATTATAGATAATCCTAATATCAACTGTGCCTATGGCTCCAGTGCTAGTAACACCGGTAACAGATATAGTGTTGTTACTTGTAGTGGTCGCTGTGCCTAGTTGAGTAGTTGCAGATACTCCACTTACACTTACATTGGCAGCGGCATTTACAGTTTCGTCGCCCAGCGTTGCATTTGCAGACACAGCGTCTACAAAAACATCTATCATAGGTGAACCGTAGGACCCTGACGACCAGGTATTTCTACCCCACCCTTCGTAGCTAGCAGACGAAGCCATTAACCGCTCCTATTTAAGCGATTCTAATAATAGCGCTTGTTGAATCAGCTGTTGGGAATACGATTGTAAAATCACCTGCAGTTGAAGTTTTATCCCCACCAAATGCTAGTACGGCCACAGAGGTATCACTATAACTACTATTATAAATCAAAGCACCGTTAGCAGTAACTGTAGCTGATGACCAAGTTGTGTCTGTAAAGTCTAACCACGAAGTAGTTGAAGTGCTTGTAGGCACTTGTGATATAGCCAGTGTATTACCACCTGCTGAGTACCCTGTACCTGACGCTTCATTTGATGTTGAATATGCGGTTGTAGTTGCACCTAATGTTGCTGCTGATGTAAACAGCGCGATTTTAAATGTATCCTGTGTATTTACAGTTCGTGCTACGTTTGTTGTATTAAAGTTGTGACCGCCGCTAAGCAACTCAACTTTAAATGATGTACACATTGCTTGTGAAATTGCCATGTTAAATCTCCAAAATTTTAATTAAATCTGAATGTCCTGCTTCACGCAATCGATTCGCTAAAGTTGTGCGGTCTGACTGCACCGCTTGTTTTAAGTATTTTATCAGAACTTGTCTAATATAGCCCTTAAATGCTTCTGCTTGCTCTCTTATGAGAGGGTTTGCATCCTTGCTAACATACATAATCTTATCTAAAGCAAACTCTGCTACTTCTTCTGGTGTATGACCCCGACCCGATGTTGTATGTACTTCAAAATCTATATTACCTAATTCCATTTTATTCCTTTCATTTAAAATTATCCTATACGACGGCTTGTACCTGGAACGGGAATTCTAGCTTGTCCACTTCGATAAGCATCACGTCGGTTTTTACCTTCACCGAGGTTAGTTAATAACCCCATTGCTTCTTGATACCTAGCCGTATAATTAGCTATTGTATCAGGTTCTGACAACATAAACGCAGCTGCTTCCAGTAATGAACCATAAAGGAGTGCAGTATCAAAGTTATTCCCAAGCCAAGAAGTGCCAGCAATGACAATGCTCTCAGGATAATAGTAATAATGTAACTCAGATTCATAATTTGCATCAGGTGTTGGTCCTAGTATCATGGTTGTATCATCAAATATAGCGTAATACTCAGGCTTACCATAAAAAGGTGCATCAGTATCAGGAAAAGATTCTCTAACAAAATTAACATCTTTATTTAGTAAAAAGGTATATGCATTGGTTGCCGGGTCAATCACCGCAATACTAAAAGTAGATAGCCAATCAGAAGGTAAAGAAAAGTATTTATTCCCACTAGTCATAGTCCCTGTTACATTCTTACGTAAATCAGGTAACTGCGCCGTATTGTATATTCTTTGCTCAGCGTTTTGAATAAACGTATTTACGTCCGCAGTAGAATAAGAATTCTCTGTATAACTTTCTATTGCTGCAATTAATTCTGTGTAATTCATTACTTATCCTTATGCTAATGGGCCACGAGCTACTTTCCCTTTAGTAGCTGCGCCGTTACCCCTTGTTACAACGCCAGTGGTTTTAACATTCTTCTCTGGGTAACCTGCTACGTTAGGTATAGGTACATTTTGTGGTTGTGTATATTCAGTCATTTCTTTCTCCTAAGTTGTTGTTATGGTCACAGTCCCTACTTCTCCGTCACCCTCTAAATTATCTGGAATGCCGGGTAAATCTAAAGGATTAGCAAACCCTACAGGGTTCCACCCCCATTGTATATCTCTACTACTATATGGTCCCGCTTCCGTAAAACTTTTATCTGGTCGTGGATCACGTACAGCTTGTGGGTCTTCGACCGGGTACATCCCCTGCATGTTCTGTGGTTGATCTCGGTTCCAACACTCGGTACACGCTAATATGTTTGTCTTAGTCTTTCTTACAAATAAACTTTTTAATGTCTTTAGTTTATATTGAAAGCCACAAATATCACAATCCGCAAGTGCGTTCTTATTAGTGGTGTACTTATTGCTCATTATTTGCTTCTTTGTTTAGCTCTAGTTTTACCACGAACAGCTATGCCATCCATTCTACATTTTTTGCCTTTAACTGCACCACCATGTTTCATCTTTTTTGCAGCCTTTCTTCTTGCAGGGGGTGAGGACTCAAATATTTTCTTTCTTTCTTTGTCTTCAGCACTTAATACATATCCACCAGCTTTCATTCCGTGTTTAGCGCCTTTCATTTTAGAGCCGTCGGGCATAGTGTGTACTGCTCCACCCTTTTTCATAAAGCCCATTTTGTTTCGTACATCTTTAGGTAGTTTTGTAACCCCTTTATTTGGTGCAGCTTTTAACATGCCTCCAGCAGCTTTTTTCACCCTCTTTCTTTTAGCTTCTGCTTCTACAGCTTTGCGTATATCACTATAACCCTTATCAATCATTCTTTTTTCTTTAGGTGTAGATACTGCTTTAGATAATCCCTTAGCCATATTTCTTATAACAGGTGCTTTTTTTCCAGTTCTTATACCCTCTGCATATGCTTCTTGAGTTGGAGTCATCTTTTCTTTTTTTGGGTCTGCCATTTTATTATCCTTATACGTATGAACTTCTTGGTGCAATAGTTAGTGTAGCTTTTTCTCTATCTTCAGTAGATGCGAGTAACCACTGCTCTTCATATTCTTGTTTTAAAAACTGCACTCTATCCCCAGCTTCTGGAATCTTTATTGCTAGGTAATAAGCTAGTCCTGCAACCAAGCAAGGTAAGAACCTAAAGGGTATGTGTTGTGTGTTAACCCCGGTACCTGCATCATCTATTCTTTTCAGCATCCAGTATACAAAAGTATAAGGCTGAGTAGTATCAGGAATAGGCCACATAGTGACTGTAGGAATCTCTGCTTGTCTATTTATATAGACTTGTATTGGTCTGCCCGTGTCATTCTTACTCGGTATGGACGCGTAGGTAGGATTTGACACCCTCGAGATAGCTATATCTGACTGAGTTGTTCCAGACCCAGTTCTTATGACTTGGCTCATGAGGTCGATGGTAGTCGCGGGCAAATTGTAAGTGGCAGTTCCGGCAACTAGTGGTATCTCTCCTTGCTCCACAGTCCATAAGTTGATTCCCCGATTAGCCCATTCAATAGTTAATAAGTTCAAGCTACGTGTAGCTGTCCTTAAATCATATCCTGTTCTTAGCTCTGATCCGCATCGTTCAAATGCCTCTTCAACAAGCAAGTTTAAATCTAGATTAAAATTATGTGTATCTGTTGTAGCCATTATGTTTTCCTAGTTGTCTTTTTCTTTCTAAGTGAAGCTACTCTACGCGGCTTCCCTGCTGGCTGACCGAGTCTTTTCTTCTGTGCTATCCTTGACTTCTTCTCAGCTGCTGTCATTTCTCCAGATGTCTTTGGAGTTTTACTAGATACTTTTTTAGTAGGTCGGCAATACGGAGTTGCTCTTCCGTCACCTTTTTTCCTACCACAAGCTTTGCCAGTCTTTACGTCTTTCCAGTCTTCTTTAAACCATCGTTTTAATGCAGCACCTTTAGCTGTTTTTCTGACTGCCATTATTTACCTTTCTTTCTACACTTAGCAATGGCACCGGAAGCATACGCACTAGGAAAGACTTTATAACTCGCCTTTACCTTTTTATAGCATGCGTCTTTTACAGCACCACCTTTTTTTAACTTAAGTGACTCAAGAGTCTTCGCTTGTTTAGCATGTGTCTTAGAAGCTTTTTTTAAGCCCTTTACGACTTTGTTAACTTTGGCTTTAACTTGGCCTCCAGCTTTCATTTTTTTAGGGTTAATTATTCCCATGCCACGAGAGGCTCTCATTATCTATGCTTCGCTCTAGTTAAGCCTCGTTTAGCAATACCATTAATGTTGCGAGGTTTTGCAGTTCTAACCTTACCCATCTTAGTGGCACCAACAGCTCCACCATGCCTAAACCCGGTCATGCTTGGTCTACTAGGTCCACGTTTCTTAAGATCAACTTTCTCATCTTTGTTTGTAGGTTTAGGTCCGGTACTTGGTCTACCCATAGAAGTCATAGTAGGTCCACTAGGTCCTTTACGCCTTTCTGGTTTATTAGCATCAGGTTTATTAGCATTAGGTTTATTAACTTGGCTCATGTTAGGTCCTACTTTAGACCCGTCTGAGTTGTCAGTTCTAGAAGCAATGTTACCACCTTTAGGCTCTACATACTTAGGAGCTGTTCTTTGTGATCCACCATTACCTTTAGTAGAAGCTGATTTAGTAGGAGCTGACTTACTACCACTATTTCTACCTGCTAAATACCCTGCACCTGCACCTGCACCTGCAATACCTACAACAGATTTTTTAGCCTTATTAAAATCAAGTTGTCTAGGCTGAACTTTAGCTTTACCTTTATCTTTCATTGGAGCGTTAGAACCGCCGGTGTTAGCTTTGTTAGTATTAGTAGCTTTATTTTGTGCTGAAGGCTTAGCTTTAGGCTTAGCTTTAGGCTTAGCTTTAGGCTTATTTAAATTATTACGAGCTTGGGTTTCTTTTAACGCTTTCTTCTGTTCCGCGTTCATCCCATTTGATTTAGCTTTAGGCTTAGTTTTTTTCTTAGGAGCACCGTCCCCAAAACTTTTTGCTTTTTTCTTTACGTAGTTCTTAGCGTCCTTAATTCTTTTTAATATTTCTGATGCTTTTGACATTCTAGTTCTCCTTAGACCATGCGACCACGTGTGTGGCCCTGAGTTATAATACCATCAGCTCGTTTAGATGCGGAACCTTTAACTGCTCCACCTTTTTTCATAGCTTTAGGTTTAACATTTTTAGAGCCCGTTTTGTATTCATTTTTTCTTTTTTCTTCCATGTCATAAACTCTTCCATAACCTGAAACAAAATCTTTTTTCATTTTATTTTTCGCACCCATTCTCGCTGATGTCATTGCACTTATATTTTTCTCAGGCCCTGTTGATTTTTTAACTTCATTTTTAACTTTATTAAATAACACAGTACTTTTATCCGTACTTTTACCTTTTTTAACCTTACCCCCTTCTTTCATGCCACCCATAGCCGCTTGTTGTCTTTGAGCTTCCATTGCCATTTTCATTCTGGGGTCCATTGCTTGAGCACCAGCCATTCCTGCCATACCCGGAGCTGTCATACCACCGCCCATCATTTTCTTAACTTTCTTCATGTCTTTCTCCTTAGTGAATTCTTTTCCTACTGTTTGTTTAACCCCTACCTTTTTAGCAAACTCTGGGTTATTAGCCACCGCTTGCATAAACTTTTTTTGCTTCTTACTTTTTGCGGGCATCGTTAATTGCCTTTTTAGTTTTTGCTACCCGTCTTTTCTCTACTATCTTTTGCACAGTAGGAGTTTCCCATATGCGAATACCAAGCCATACAATAGTGAAAAGTGAAGCTATATGAGGTAACCACGAAAGCAGTGATCCTATAGCGGTAAAGATAGACGTGGCGTCTAATAATTGTTTTGTCGATTCATCCATTTTTAACATTTCCATCGTTTACGTGCTTGTCTTAATCTTGAATTAGGGTCTTTAGCTGCTTTAGGAAAGTCTTTCATTTGCCCTGCACTTCTTGCACAAAATGACTTGCGTCGCTTTGCATCTTTAGAGCCAGCTTTGACTTTTCCTGTTACGGCGGTTTTTAACTTGCTGCCCGGATTAGCTTTACGATAGGCTTTTACTCCTTTCGTTGTCATACCCGCGCCGGATTTAGTCTTTCTAAAATTACCAGACTTAACCGAAGTTTTAATCCCCATTCCTCTTTTTTTCGCGTCTGCCACTATACACAGTCCTGTTGAGCTTCAAACCAACGCTTCAATTCTTCTAAACGTTGTTGCATTGACTTGGAGGGCTCAGGTTCCATAACTTATCCGCAGAACAATGTGTAGTCTGTAAGATTAGTTGGTACTACAACTGCATAGTCATTGTTTTGTCTAGCAGTTAAAATACCATTACCAGCTAATAGTAAGTCTTGAACTAATGTAGCTCCCGCAGGAGTTGATACATCAAAGACGGTATTATTACCGGTGGTAAGACCATTTATATTAACTTTTAAACTTCCCGCAGACGCACTACATAATACATAGAAGGCCTTAATGCGGGTTCTAGGTAGCGCTACATCGCCTGTAGTGCCTATACTAACATCCCCTGCTGATGCGCCACTAGCTACTATACTAATGTCTGATGCCCAATAGTTTGTAGAGGCAGCAGTCGTTGCGTTTGCGCCAGTAATAACTTCAACTGCGGGTACATGACTTGTTAAGTTGCCCACTTTTGTGCCTGTGACAGTGAAAGTAATTCCTGTATCATCACCGGCGGAAGTAATAAGTATCTTATATCCAACGCCGTTAGGACCCGCGTCTGTTGTTAACAGTGTAATAGCACCAGCACCTGCAATAGAATCAGCCGCTCTATAGAACGTAGCACTTACGGAGGGGTTTACTGCCCAAATATCTCCTTGCATATCGTTCTCCTATTAAGCAGTACGGGTTATTGTATAAGCAGTAGCGCTACTAAATAATAAAGTATACCGAGCCATACCTGTAACGCCGAAGGCAATAGTTAAATCACCGAAAGAGGCTGCAGTAGTAGTAGCAGCGTCTGACATAATTGCGTTAACTCCAACTACCATTGTTACGAGCGATGCACCGCCTGTGTTATCAACTACTAATTCAAAAACTGTTCCTGCAGTTGCTTGTAATTCAGCGCCTAAAAGAGTTCCAGTTGGAAATGTAATACTTGTAGCTGCTGCGGATGTTGAATCAATATAACCTGTGGCTACTTGTGCCGCAGTTGCTACTGCAGTTGCATTAATTGATGAGGCTGTTGCGTGGTCTGTGATAAAGCCGTTTTGGGACACGACTGGTCCTGAAAATGTGGTTCTAGACATTTGAATTTCTCCATACAAAGTTAAGCTTATCTGTCGTGTATGCGTCTGCTGGGGCAGTCATGATAAGCTGGTTTTACCCAGATAATTAATGGTACACGGTTTTACATTATTATACAACAAAAAAGGGACCGAAGCCCCTTAGTGTTGGTTCTTTTAAAATATTATCTCTTTTAAACGGCTCAGGCTGTTTCCAAGCCACCGGACCGGATAGATAATAAGTTTTAATGGAAAGCGTTAAATGCTCCCCGTTAAACAATTATATCACTTACTTGTTCATTACGTACATGGTTACTTCGAAACCAAATCTCATTTCTGTTGCTGATGGTGTTGTCCACATAATAGAATCTCCTTAAGTTAGATTTCAGCATGAAGCTGATAAGAGAATTATATCTATCTATTTAGTTTGTGCCCTAAGCATATTCATGAGTTTTAGATAAAGAAAAACCCAGCTGAGAGGTGCCGGGTTTTTCAGGAGGATAGCGCTCAGAACTATGAAAACTAAGCGCTAGAGAGTAGCAAGTTATGCACCTGCTGAACCCCACATACCTAATGGATCAGACCAACCGAATGAATATCTTTCACGGGCTTTGTAACGTACATTGCCAGTATCAAAATCTCCGTCCATAGAAGTAGTAAGCGGTGTTCTTTCAAAATGCTTCATACCGTTAGGAACGTCAGTTGTTAGGAAATAAGCGTCACCGTCTGTTAAGAAGTGATTTACTGTATAACCTTCTGGAATTGCACCATTAGTTCTTAATGCGTTGATGTCATTATCTGCAGTAGCTACACGAAGCTCTGTATCTAATAGACGAGTTGCAACGAACTGAAGTGCTGGTGGAATAACTAACTTACGTGGTTTAGACGCAATTAGTAAGCCACGCTCATCGGTCCATGCTGCGATTTGAATAACTGCATTTTCCAATGCTGTTTCGTTCAAGTCTGTAGCAACACCTTGTGTATTACTGTTAACACCACCTGATACTAATGGATGGCTTGCGTTAAACAATGATACACCGTCACCACCTGCAAAGCCGGCATTGAAGCCGTTGTTAAGAACGTTAGCCGCTCTAACTTGCTTAGTGTTAGCCATTGATCGTGCAAGTGCTTTAGTATAACGAGCTGACAATGAATCATATAGATTATCCTCAACTGCTTCTTCAGTTAAACTGAATCCTAAAGCAATAGTCACGTGGTTGTAACGTGCTGTAAAAGCTTCTTGTGCGTTATCATACGCAATTGCTGCTCCCTCAGATTTCAGAGGTGCTGCAGCGAAGCCAGCTAGTTTTGTTTCTTCTTCGAAAGAACGGTCTGAAGATTCAGTTTCGTAAATCTCTTTATGCTCTTCGCCATAACGTGCATACTCTAAACCGAATAGCGCGTTAAGTCCTGGTAATAGCTCCTTTAGGAGCTGGGCTCTTGAAATTGCCATGTTTTATTCTCCTAAAATTAATCGCCTACACCAGTAGGGTTAGTATATGAATGTGCTACAGGATTAAACTTAACGAGTAAGTCTGTAAACGCATCGCCCACGGTTGAAGTTGGTGAATCTACAAAATCAACAATTCGTAATGCAATACCGTCAGTAGCTGCATAAGTAGCATCTGCTGCAATATCAGAATTACCGTTTACTGTTGATCCTGTTGTACCAGATTGCACTTCAGCTAAAGGTACATTACCACCTAAACCTGTTTGTGCAACTGCTGCATCAGCTTGAACCATAAATACTACATCAGGATCGTCAACAACGTATGCTTTCGCATCTGCTGCTACTGTGCTTGCTGGCCAATACTGATTAAATGTTAATACACTTGTGACTGGATCTGAATATGTACATCCTACAAATACACCAATTGTACCTGCGTCAAAAGGATCAGCGGCTGAACCAATGCTAGGCATTAGTTGTATTGTTCCGTCTGTTCCAATTTGAACGATAGTACCGTTGTAAAGATTTGTAGCGTATCCAGAAGCAATCGATAGTAAGCGTGTAGAACCCGCATATGGGGTACCGCCTACATGGTTTACCGCTTTAAGTCCGTAAGGACTAGCTGTTGAAGCCATGATTGTTTCTCCTAATTATTTTTACTTATTTCCCTTACCAAACGATCGACCATTTTCCTGACCTTCAGCAAACTTAGGCATACGTGGATCATTTTGATTCAAATATGATGAGTCTACTGCTTCAGTTTGAGCACGTGTTTTTTCATTTACATACGCTCGTCTTTGGTCCATCAACTCGGAAGGAGCTCTACATAGTAATAAACCACCAATTTCAACACCTTCTTGGTACTGAGAGTTAGGGTTTCTATGTATTAATATCTCTGGGTGATCCGCATGCCGCACCGGTTCCCAGCCTTCACGCATTTTTGAAGAGACGTTCATGTTATCGGGTTCATTAAGTAAGGAAATCCTAATCCATCGATAGTCAAAACCTGGCTGCTGTTTAAATTCGGGCAGTAATGATGCAGGTTGCCACTTCTTTACTTTTAGGCTTTCTTCTCTTACTTCTAAATCTCGGTCAGTTCTTTTGATAACTTTATCCATTTGCGTTCTCCAATTTTATCATTTCTCTTGCATATTGTTCCGGAGTTAACTTAAGCTTCTTAGCAAAAGCAACTTGTGTTTTAGACAAACGTACTTTTCTAGGCGCGGTACTACGCGAGGCCGGAGCAACTACATTCGAAGGTTTGCGTTGGGCGGGTCTTCCCGGTTCCAACGAAGTTTCCACGAGATCAATTTCAAAGTTCTCGGGGAATCGTTTTTGCATCGTTTCGTCTATACGAAGGTAGTATTCTTCAGAAGTAGGTTGTATTCCACTCCTGACTAATCTTTCGTGAACTCCTAAAGCTAAAGATGTCATTTCTTCGTCTTTACCAAACCATTGGTTTTTGGCCTGCCAAGCCTGAGCTTTGGCATCTGGTTGGGGTGCTCTAGGTCGAGTCACTTCTTGTGGTGACTGTACACTATTTTGAGGTGTTTGTGAAGCCTTATATTGTGGCTTCAAGTTACTAGCTTGTGACAATTTATATTGAGCACTGTTCATTAAAGCTTGAGCCTCAACAATTTTATCTGTATCTCCAGAATCATAAGCTTCTCGATAATCGCGCTTAGCTAAAGCAAGTTCTTTTTCAGCAGAGCCTATTAATGTTTTAAGGTAATCTTCTTCACCTGAACTTAATGTGGTCTGAAGCTTTTGGTTTTGCTGATACACCTTTTGTGCATAAGCAATGGCTTCTTCCTTTTCCCTACCTGCTTCTTCTTTAGCACGACGTTCATCATGATAAACTTTTTTAAGCTGAGCCATCCTTTGTTTAACGCGGTCCGAATAGTCTTCTAGATTATCCTCTTCAAGTTCCTTAACTATTTTTTCTGGTAAAGGTTCTTTGTTCCTATCTTCAGGAGGGGTATCGTCTTCCTCTTCAATTTCTAACTCCATTTCTTCTTGCTTAGGTGCTTGTTGTACTCGCTCTACATCAGCAGTAGACTTTGTACCTTTAGTCTCTTTTTTACCTTCGTCTAAATCTACTTCTAATTCATCACCTTCCATTTCTAGTTCATCAGGCATTTCATTAATTATTTCAGCCATGCTATTCTCCTATGCGCGTTCGTAGCCACGAGGGTCATCGACCACTGCTTCTACGGTATCGTCGTTTATAATGCGGAATTCTTTTCCGTGAATTTTGATTCTAGTCCCTGCGTAAGCACGTGTGATAACGAAGTCACCTTCTTGACACCAAGCGCCTGTAGGGAAACGAGCTTCGTCTTTATAACAAAGATCACCTAACTGCATAACAAATAAAACAACTGTAGAATGTTCCTCTATATATTTGGCAGAATCGGATTTAATTAAGCCACTTTCATAAGCTTCTTCTGCTTCAGGTACCATACATAAAATACGATAGCCTTTAACGTCAGGAAGTTGAGCTGCTGCTTTCGCTATAGCCTCTTCTTCAGTTAGCTTAACGCCTTCTTTAGTGGATGTGTTTTTTGTTTTAATAGGAGCTCCTGAAATGGAGACTATTTTTTTGTCTGGAGTTGCGATGGTGTTATTCATTTTTTCACCACGCTGTCCGTTGGGCTGCTATCAAAATTTTCTTCTTCGTGTTCATGCGTACGAATAGCTTCTGAAATCATATTTTGTATTATTAGATATCCCCGAACTTCGCCGCACGCGTGTTGGTAACCACCAAAATCTTTAGCAGTTCCTGCACCCATACTTTCTAATAACTCTTTGCGTCTTTCTTCTATCCGGGTTGATAGAAGCATAAGCGTTTCTTTCATGATGTTCCTTTCGTTTAGTTGATGTTATCGTCCTTGAGTTTTGTTTCTTTTACCTTAGTTGTATTACGCAACTGAGATTCTTTTTCGCGGAGGTTAATATCTTTTTGTTTATTAACAGCTGCCGCGCCTAATTTTGCACCTTCTAATACTTCTTTAGTATTTATTTGTTTCTGCTCCATCTCTGCTTTAGCACCTATTTGAGCCCCAGCAATCTCTTTCTGTGTTTCCATTCTAGCTTGTTCTAACATCACATCTTTTTGTGCGCTAACAGTAGCTTTATCAATTTCAAATTTAAGCTTGGCTTTGTCTAGCTCTATATCAGCCATAGTTTTTTGAGCTTTAACTTTCGCTTCTTCTTGTTTAATTTGTAGTTCAGCTTTTTGCATTTGTAAGATAGGATCTTGCGCTTGCTGTTGAGCTTTTTCTTGTTGAGCCTCAGCAGTATTAGACTGTAATAATTTCTCTGCTGCTGGAGCAGTAAGCCTAGCTACTTCATTCTCAACATCAACAGGTAATGCTTCATCACTTGGAGGTAACGGTACACCGAGTTGTTTCTCAATTTCTATTCGGTACTGGAAGGCAATGTGTTCTGCAACATGAGCTTCCATAGCTGACTGTATCATCCCTGCTTTCTGGCTTTGGCCAACAAGTTGTCTAATTTTAGGATCATTAGCAAACGCTAAGTGAACCACCATATGTGCTTCATGATCTTGGTCAAGGAATGCTTTAACCGGTTTACCATTAATAATGTTCATGTTTTCTGATACTGGATCTACCTGCTTAACATCTTCTTTATTAGGGATAAGCTTATTAATATTTTTAACACCTAACACTTCAAGCATCTGACGATTAAGTTCAGGTAAGTCATAGATATCCGGGTTCTGCTGTGCCATTTGCATAACAGCTTGATACTGCACAACCTTCTGTGCCATCGTTGCAGCATTAGGATCAGCTACTGGAATAAGGTTAACTTTATTGTAGTCGTCTTGTTTAGCGCCGGGAGTGCCTGTAGCCGGATCATAGCGGTAATTAGGGTCGGTGTAGTCTCTAATAATATTTTTAAGTAGACCAAACTCTTTCTTCATTGAGTAATAGATACGCGCATTGACTGCGGACATAACTTTTAGTGTTCTCTCAAGGATAGCAAGGGTAGAACCTACGGGAGAGTTAGCTGACATATCCGATACTTTCATATCTGCAGCAGAAGCAAAGCGTCGTCCTTCTTCAATAATTTTATCCATCAAACCTGCAAGTACTTGGCTAGGCTCTTTGTATGGTAATGGCATCAAATTGTCACGGATAGTTCCTGATGGTGCATCCACATCACGCCACTCAGCTGGTCCAATTGGTGTATCATCACCTTTAATACGTAAGCCTCTGGCTTTAAAACCACCTGGAAGATTAGATAATGTCCCTGCGTCTACTAACTGTCTTAGTAACATGGTTCCTGATTTTGAGAAACCCCCAATTAAATGGATCAGACCAAAACAATAAAAACCAAATCCTGGGATGTATCCATAATGAACAAAATGTTCACGGCGTTTTTGTTGCTCATCAAACTGATTCCAATTACGTCTAACAGATAATATCTCAGAAGTACCTTTATCTATCGTTACAATATAAGGTAATGCAATGCCGGTTTTTTCTCCATCGTCTTCATCCTCAAAACCTTCTAAGTCAAGGTTAACATTCATCTCTAATATTTTAT